TTTTCCAATCAATTACAGCTCCGGGCAATACTTCGGCACAGGTTGACTTTCAGCCATCGCCGTTCGTTTTAGGTAGATCGCTCCAGAATAGAGTAATTGGGTTATTAGCTCCGTTCGTTGACGTCGAAACTATGTGCCAATAATGCCAACATCAATTCAAGCTAATGTACGCGCACCGCTGGCAACCGCTCTCGGTGGCGTAGCTGCGTCGGTATATGAGTCAGTTCCAGAAGCGCTAATCGCTCCAGCGTGTCTAATTATTCCGGGAACTCCATATATGGAAACGACGCTAATTAGCAGCTCGATTCAAGTTAAATTAAATTTTACTATCACAGCCGCCGTCGCGTATAACAATAACGCGGGCGCTCTCGATAATCTCGAGAAGCTAGTCCTACAGATTCTCGCGGCTATTCCGTCGGGATACATCGTCGGCGACGTTTCGCGTCCGTCGATTACGGCGTTAGGTTCGAGTAATTTCCTTACTTCGGATATTGACGTTTCCACTTACTACAAGCAAGAAAACTAGGAGATAAAATGCCAACAACAATCGTAACGGGACGCGACATAACTTTCACTATCGACGGTGCTAACTATGACGCACAAGCAACAAGCGCGACTCTAACTATTGAGTCAACTATTAACACATATCAGACACTAGATGGAAAAGCCTATTACACCACAGATTCGCAAGGTACTTTCGCGGTTGAAATGCTTGCCGACTGGACAGCTGGCGGTTCACTTTGTAATGAACTTTGGAACGCTGCGGATACAGCTCCAAACACTCCACTTTCAGTCGTTTTCACAGCTGCGAGCGGATCAGTATTTAACTTTGACGTACAGCCAATTTTTCCAAGCGCCGGCGGCACAGCTCCAGACGCTCAGACTGTATCTCTAAGTTTCACTTGCGTAACTACACCAACACTCTAAGAGAAAGATCGGGAGCATGAAACTACAAATCCATATCGAAACAAATGACGGAAAAGTTGCTACGACAACAGCTCAGCCACCTGAGTTCGCGAAGTGGGAACAGAAAACAGGATTCACAATCCAACAGGCTCAGGAGAAAATCGGAATCTCCGATCTAATGTTTTTAGCGTGGAACGCTCTACGACGTGAGGCAGCGGGTAAGCCCGTGAAGCCTTATGAAATTTGGTGCGATACGGTAGTCGATATTACGGTCGGAGATAACGAAGCCCCAAAAGCTACAGCCGAGGAAGCCTAAGTTATTTAATCGTAGAACTGTCAATCGCGACAGGGATTCCGATGAGTGAGTGGGTTGACGCGGCGGATATATTGACGGCGCTCGAGATATTGGAGAAGCGAAATGGCGGAAAGTAAGGAAGTCATACAATATGACAAAGCCGAACTTCGAGCCATCGTCGGCGCTTTTAAAGCGATGGACGAGGAAGCTATTTCCGAAGCTAAAACACAATCTGGAGCGCTTGCTAGTTATCTACAGGGAAAAATCATTTCGGCAGCTAGTCATTTGAATTCGGCTCCGGTAGCTAGTCGAATCGCTGAGGGTTCTAAAGTTAGCAAGTCGTCCAAATTAGGCGAGATCGCTTTCGGTTATGCTGGACAAAAATTCAGCGGCGGAGCGACAACTCAAACACTCTGGGGCGGCTCAGAATTTGGATCGAACAAATATAAGCAATTCCCGATTTGGTCAGGATCAACCGGACGCGGTTCGACTGGATATTACATTTATCCAACGCTTCGAGCTGAACAAAGTTATTTAATTACCGAGTGGGAAAAAGCATTTGATAAAATAGTTAAGAGGTTCGACTAATGGCTACCGGATCAAGAACACTTAAACTCTCGATCCTTGCGGACGTTGATAATCTTAAAAAGGGTTTAACTCAAGCTGGCGAGGATACAGACTCGTTCGGTACAAAGTTAGGCAGCTTCGGAATCAAGGCTGGAGCTGCGTTCGCGGCAGCTGGAGCGGCGGCGCTTGCTTATGCCGGTACAGCCCTAGTCGAAGCTACTAAAAACGCAATCGCGGACGAGGAAGCTCAAAAGAATTTAGCGCTAACCTTACAAAATACGACTAAAGCGACAGACGCTCAAATTGCTTCCGTTGAGAGCTACATAACTCAGGTTTCATTATCTAAAGGCATTACAGACGACGAATTACGTCCAGCGTTCGAAAGATTAACGCGAAGCACAAAAGACGTCGAGGAAAGTCAAAAGCTTTTAAATATAGCCTTAGACGTTTCAACCGCTACCGGTAAACCCTTAGAAACTATCGCTAATGCTTTAGGTAAGGCGTACGACGGTAACGCTGCGTCACTAGGAAAACTAGGCTTAGGTTTAGATTCAGCCATTTTAAAGTCCGGCGACATGGACGCGATTACTACCGCACTAGCTGAAAACTTCGGTGGGTTCGCTAGTCAACGAGCCGACACTTTTAGCGGCAAAATGGATCGCTTAAAAATTGCTTTCGATGAGGGTAAAGAAACTATTGGGTCGTTCGTACTCGATGGCATTACTCCACTCGTTACGCTGATAGTTGATAAAGTCGTTCCAGCTGTTAATAGTTTATCCGGCAAAATTGGCGAGGGACTTTCCCCAGTTTTCAAAGACATCGCGACTTTCGTTACAGACTCGGTTATTCCAGTATTTACCGATCTCTGGGACTATTTCACGTTAAACGTAGTTCCGTTATTTAAGAGCTACGCCGAATTATTAAGCGTCACTTTACTTCCAGCAATTAAAGCTCTCTGGGGCTTTATTGGCGATTTCTTAGTCCCAATTTTTAAAGCTACGTTAACTCCAGTCATTAAAGGCGTTACTACAGTATTCGAAAATCTAAGTGATTTCGTAAAAGAAAATAACGCCGTGTTCTCATTTTTCGGAGCGGTAATTGGAGTTATTGGTACGGCTGCTAAATTCTTAGCACCTATTATCGGTACTACTTTAGGAGCAGCTTTTAAAGGCGTTTCAATAGTTATCGACGCCGTTAGTCTGGCAATCTCTGGAGTCGTAGCAGCTATTAACTTAGCAATCGACGCGGTTAACTTGCTGATAAAAGGCTATAACATCGTTAACAATATTAAGCCAGGTTCTAAAGATTTAAAGCTAATTCCAGAAATTAACTTAGCAGCTGGGGCAAAAAATGCCAGCGTTTCAGCTACTACAGCGGCAGGAATTAAAGCGGCGATCGAAAAGGAAGCGGGCAGCGTATCGGCTCAAGTCGCAAAAGAAACCGCAGCAATAACAAAACAAGCGACGCAAGTAGCAGCTAAAACAGCTACGACAGCGGTTAAAGATGAATTAGCAGCAACTCTAGGCGGAACTACTGGCAACATCGGAGAAGCCATGTTCAGAATCCGTCAAATGGAATCCGGTTATATTCCGCCGGTTGCTCCAGAAAGTACCGCCGTCGGTGAAGCCATGTTTAGAATTCGTCAAATGGAAGCGGGCAACGCCGCACCAACGACAATTAATGTCAACGTATCAGGCGCAATCGATCAAGAAGGAACAGCGCGAACAATCGTGGACACACTAAACAATAGTTTTTATCGCGGGACTAATGGCGCTAGGGCGTTAGTAACATGACCGTATTTAATCCGATTTGGCGCGTAAAGATTCAAGGCGTCGAATATACGACTTACGTTCTGGCTAATCTAACTATCGCCAGCGGTCGCGACAATATTTACCAACAGGCTCAGGCTGGCTATTGTAATTTACAGCTGATTAATCTAAATCAGGCAATCGTTAACATAAACATAAACGACTCAGTTTCGATCGAGTTAAAAGATTCGACTAATACGTTCGTCCCAATTTTCGGCGGTACAGTCGTAGATTTTGGAATCGAAGTTTCAACAGCTGGTAACGTCGCAATAAATCAAACCCTTAACATTACAGCTCTAGGAGCCCTAAGCCGTTTACCTAAAGCGCTTACCGATGGCACGTTAGCGAAAGCATATGACGGCGATCAGATCTGGCATATTTTACAGGATTTACTTTTAAATCACTGGGGCGAAGTTCCGGCAGCTTTACAATGGGATAACTACGATCCAGCGGAAACATGGGCGACGGCTCAGAACGTGGGTCTAGGCGAAATTGATCGTCCGGGTAATTATGAATTATCAGCT